TTTGAAAATGCTGAAATCTTACCTGCTCTTGATATAAGAGACCCTGAACAAGCAGATTGGTGTTCATCATTTCGACATCCACGAAGTATTACATTTGGTGATGGTGAAACAATATAATGTTTATGATTCATTTTAATTATAGAAATAATGGCACAAACAATAGCAATTACAGTTGACCAAATATCTGGTGGATATAAAACTCCAGTTTCTACATTATCCGCTTCTAATTTTACAGTTAGGTTAGCAAGTTCAACAGGAACAAACGTAACATTTGGATATTTTTCAAATGAGGGTAATTCGAATTATGTTTTAGGTAATTTTACAATTCCTGCTTCTTCTACTGCTCAAGGTGCTTCTGTTAATGTTGCAATCAACGGAACTTTACGCCCAGAATTAGGAACGTTTAGAGTTTATGCAGATAATGATGAACCTTGGACAGCACAAAAAACAATTGATTTAGCAGCAGCAAGATTAGATAGAGGTGTTGTTGGACAACTTGTAAATGCAGGTTGTGATACAATTTTTGGGCAAATTCAATATGATGATAGTGTGGCTGAAAGTTCAATCACTGGTATTAATCGAAAAGGTCTGATACATAGAGGATATGTTGATGATGCTTTATCGAGTGGCTTAAATGGAGCTTATTTACCTTTGAGTGGTGGAACAGTGAACGGAAATGTTACAATTAATGCTTCAAGGCTTAGCCTTGTTGCAACTGCACTAAGTGGAGAATCAGCTTCTGCTTATTTAAAGAGAGTAAGTGCTTCAAGTATGAGTGTTTATAATTATTTGGGAACATATCCTACTGGCAATCATTTCACTTATGGTTATCAAAATACAGACCAAGAGAATGTTTCTGTATTTTCAATGGGGTGCGATGATGGAGAAATACCATATATAAATTTCCACAATCGACAAATATTGAACTTCAGCGGAAACATATCAATGGCCGGTTATATGCCACTTACAGGAGGGGTATTTAGTGGTTCTGTCAGTGCTAATGGTCCCCGATTCATATTAAATAACACCCAATTTGGGAGTAAGGGAACAACAGGTGAATTTGCAAATGTGACAGCAAGTGGAATTACAGCTAACCAACGAGGATTTCATATTAAATCAAATTTAGCAGTAACTACTGTTGGTGATTTATTCAGTATTTTTTACAATGATACAAATCCTGACCCACATACACCATTTAGAGTGGGCGCGGCTCCTGATGAATCCGCGTATATTGTTTTAGATGCCTCTCTAAGTTCTAATCAGTTCACAACTTCAGACCCTGATAGTGGAGGTGATATAGGTGAACTTTCAACAGAAGTTTATGGAGATGGAACGTTTACATTGACTCAACCTGATAAGTGGTTCATAATAAAAGAAAATGGTGCTGAATATAGAATCCCAGCTTATTTAAAAACATAATTCAATTTTCTTAAATAGTTCTCTTATATTTCATTATACATGAGGAAAACATTGTTTGAGAATAAATTTAGTATACTTTTAGTATGGGGTTTGAATACATTAGGTGCAGTCCTTGGCTATTTAGACGTAGAAACTCTATTAAGAATGTTTGCTTTTGCTTCAGCAGGATTACTTTCTGTGTTGGGTATAGTTAAATGGATACATGATTGGTTTACAAAAAAAAGGAAATAATTTAATGAAAGTAGTTAAACAAGATAATGAATCATTTGATAGATTAATGATAAGGTTCAAAAACAAAGTAAACGACAGTAAAGTATTAAAGCTATATGCTGACAATCAATCCTTTACATCAAAATCAGAACGTAACAGAAGCAAAAGGAAACAGTCGAAACACAGAAAACAAATGATAACCATACAAAATGAATAACAGCTATAATGCACTATAACTACAAATAACAAACATAACTATTATTACCAGTGCTCAAAAGAATGTGTAGTAATTGAATAGAATGATATTGAACTAAATAATGGTTATAAAAGAAATCTGAATAGTATAAGGCAGATGGTGCAAGAGGTGGCACTGTAACCGCCGCTCCTTCCCACACATACCGATTTAGAAAACCGAAATCCGACGACTCTTTAGCCCTCTTTTTGGTATATCATTTAAAGTGTCATTTGTTAACCAGTGTATCGTCTGTTTAATACATCTATACAATATCGTCTACAGTGATACACAGTCGGTCAAATATATGGTAGGTATGAATATACTATTTTATCACCAAAAGGTTCTGTAATCAAAGCAGTGAATTACTGTAATAAACACAGTGGTATGGTATGCTATATATACAGATGGTTTAGGTGTATACGGTCAATGAATTGTTTATTTGTTGACTTGTTATGGCTGAATAGTGGTAATGAAACAACTGATTCAATGGGTATATAAGGGTATAAATTACTATTTACTTCCACGATGAAAATGGTACTCACTTTTGGTATATCAATGTATTAGTTTATTTGGGGACGACTGGTATATAAATATTGAATGGATTTACACAACAGATAAAGCAGATGAAACATTGCGACAAAATGTCCGTTTGACGTTGTTTTCGGTAGCTGGTTGTCCCCATCACAAAAAGTCTCACGAGAGAGACGGTTGTATTTTTACATAAGCAAATAATAACTATGCAAATTGAAACAATAGCGCAAGATGTGATTTCAAATGACAATTTAAGTGAATCTATTGTAGCTGAGAGTGGAAATGTTGTTGAGGAAAACAATGTTTATAAGGAAATATTCGATAAGTATGATTTAGACAATACAGAGATATACTACATTCAATTGCGGCTTATGCACCCTACAAAATCAATTGGTGAATTGAATAATATATTAGGCAAGAAGAAGGGCAATAATTACATTACACAAGTTCTGAATAGACCTAATGTGAAAAACGCAATCCGAGAAATTATGGGCGAACAGCTATCGACAAACCTTATTGAAATTCAATTAGCAAGTGATGAATGGTCTTTAGGGAAGTTAAAAGACCCACAAGCGAATGACGATTTGAAATTATCCATTGTAAAGCATTATAGAACTGTAAAGCAAGAATCAAAACAAGAAATTATTACAAAGAATGATGATATAGTTACGCCGTATGACTAAGTCGCATTCACCTTATGATTAAAAGATTATAGATAAGTGTTTCTTCGTTTCCCTTATACAGATACCCATTGGAATTTACATTTAGCGACAAAGAGTGGTGGGAAAATTACCAGGTCATTTCTGATAATTACCCAAAACAAAAAGAAATATTCTTTGACCCCACCAAAAACATAGTTGTTGCGGCTGGAACAGGAGCAGGTAAATCGACTCTTGCAATGGAATGGGCAATATATAAATCCATCTATGCTAAAGTAAAGACTGCAAATACTTGGATTGTAGCTCCTACTAATGAGCAGGTTACTGACATTTATTGGTATCAAGTTCTAAACAGAATAAAATTCTTAGATAGGGAGAATGCAAAGAGAGGTAAAAATCCAATATTTCTGTCAGCTAAACAGCGAAAGAATAAGATTTGGATTAGGAATAGGTTGGGTGGTGCTACTGAAATTTCATTGAAATCTGCGGAAGCTGAAAAATCGTTGGTTGGGCATAGTGTGCATGTAATGGTTATTGATGAAATGTGGAAGATTAAAAAAAAGGTTTGGACTCAACACTTACAACAACGTGCTAAAAGAGGAAATGCAGATGTTTTGATTATTTCAACACCAGATGGTCATGATTTCTTTTGGGAATTGTATGAGTTTGGCAATATACAGAGTCCAAAGTATTTACCTACTTGGAAATCTTTTAAGCTAAATACTTATGATAATCCAATGTACCCACAAGAATATATTGCGACAGCAAGGTTAGAATCATCTGAATGGGAATTTGCACAGCAATATGAAGCAAGCTTTGATACACCAACTGGTAGAGTATATATCAGTTTTGACCCAAATGTAAATGTTGCAAAAAAATCTTTAACAATAGATTTCAATTTGCCATTATATATGACATGGGATTTCAATACTTCACCCATGACAACAAGTATTTGCCAGATTAAACCGGGAAATGACAATTATCAAAGTTTAGTAACAGAGAAAAAGGAATTGATGAAATCTATTAAGGATAAATCATTAACTAAAGAGCAAAAAGAAGCACTACAAATAAAAATTAATGAAATAAGCCGTTTAGTAACAGATTTTCCAATAAAAGAACAAAAAGAAGTATTGTATGTTTTAAAAACTTTTTATGTAAATAACACAGATTCCGAAAAACAATGTACTTTAATTAAACAGTGGCTTAATTCTATTGGATGGAATAACAAAATTCTAATATATGGTGATGCTACAGGCGGTGCAAGAACTTCAGCTTCGGATAGAACTAATTGGAGTAATGTTAGATATGCATTTCAAGAGTGGCAGTGCTATCATGAGTACGGTTCTTCAAATCCAGACCCAGTTGATAGGATAAATAGTGTAAACTCAAAATTAAAGAACGCTGATAATGAAATTGGCATATACATTGATGCAAACGAATGCAAATCTCTAATTATGGATTTACAACAAGTTTGTAGAAAAGACAATGGTGAAGTTGATAAGAATAGATTAGAAAGAATGGGTCTTAACCACGCAGTTGAAGGATTGGGTTATTTAATTCATAAGAGATTAAAAGCTAAAAAAGAAGATTACAAAATAGGCATAACTTGCTAATATTTTCATTCCCTTTATTCCAGAATCATAAATGAAATACATCTCTATTGATAAAAACTATAGCATTAAACTATCTATAGCATCAATAACTTTTCTATTACCCTTAATTGCTTTATTAATCTCTTTATTCAGTGCTGTTTTAATTTGCATTTGGAGTGATTGGATTTTTGGGCTAAAGTTGTTCTTTTCAAGCATTTTATTCTTAATCCCAAATTATTTTGTGTTTGATAAGTTTTTTGTTCTCGACAGTAATGAAATATATGAGCAGGAGAATAGATAATGAGGCTATTAAACGCACTTTTTAGCAAAATCAAGACTGAGGTAAAATCGAAAAATTTATCAGATGCACGTAGATATATTGGTGCTTCGATTAACATTCAAAGTAAAGTATCAAGAACACTGAATGGAGATACAGGTCAACCATTATATAGTTCATTATTTGAAGAATATCAGGGGTTAGCTTATAGATGTATAAACTTAATTGCTTCAAATATCGCAAATGCTAAAATCTTTGTATATAAAAAAGATAATCAAACAGAAAATAGTGAACCCGATTCACATTTATTCTTAAAACTCATAAATAACCCCAATCCAAAGTATACATTTGCTCAAATGTTGAATAGAGCCGAACAGAGGAATCAAATCATAGGTAATGAATATTGGTGGATAAATAGAAACAAAAAGAGCAATTTGCCTGTTGAGTTATGGCCTTTAAGAGTTACATACAACAATCAAATGACCGCTATAATTGATAACAATGGTATTGCGGCACAATGGAAATATAAGTTAGATGAAACTAATTTCAAGATTTATGAATCAAAAGACATTTTGCACTTTAAAAAAGACTCGCCACTTGATGATATTTATGGCAGTGGAGTAATCTGGGCAGGTTCATGGATATTTGACAAGCTAAGGGAAATAAATAAGTATCATTTAAAGTATTTCAGGAATGATGCTATGAAGAAATTCATTATAGAATCTGATAATGATATGGGTGATGAACAACTTGAAGAGGCAAGAGAGCATTTTGAGAGGATGAATGCTGGTGAAGCAAAAAACACATGGATTTTTAATAAAGGATTTCATGCAAAGGTTCTATCAAATACTCCCGTTGAATCAGATTACTTCAATACTTATAATTCAATACAAGATGATATTTGTTCA